TGTTACGTTGTATGTTCCTGGGATACCACCTGTACCACCAGCGATTGTATCTATTTCTACAATGTCACCAGAAGTTGAAGTTCCTAAAGCTTTTGAAATTGTTTTGTAAGGTAAAAATTGTGTTCCTGGGTTATTATCATCACCAGAGTTAGCAACATAGATTACGTTAGAACCTTCTGGATTAGACCAAGACGGATCTGAACCATCTGTTGTTAATACTGCACCTGGTAAACCAATAGGTAATCTTGTTGACGCTGTAGCGTCTTGGATAATCATATCACCTCTAGTTGTTAATACTGCACCTGTATCTCCTTGTGCTATTAACTGCCATTTAGTTCCGTCTGAACCTGGAGTGACATTTATAAATCCATCAGCAATTGCTACAAATGTTGATGCTCCTTGTCTAACAACATCACCTCTATAATAAGTTGTTATTGCACTGTAGTCGCCGTTGTATTTTAAACCATAACCAATTTGTGTCCAATAAGTAGAGCTAGTTGGATTGACAACAGTAGAACCATCATCAAAAGTATCTACTATACATACGAATTGGTGACCACCAAAATTAACTACATCACCAGTTTTATATGCTGTTGATGAGTTATAATCTCCTTGTGCTTTAAAACCTGGTATTAATAAATCCCATTCAGAAGCTGATGCAACAGGAGTTACACCTGATACTTCCTGAGTAGCTGCATATGCGTATCCACCATAAGTAACAACGTCACCTTTTTGGTAAATTGTACCACCAGCATAAGAATCTTCAAATTGTAAACCATCTGTAAATGAAGTAAATTTTGTTTCGTCAAAGTTACCAGCTACACTATTTGATGTATGTGCTGTTGTACATTTATATTGACCAGCTCCATATTTTACTACGTCATTTATTTTATAGTAAGTGCTAGTTGCATAGTCACCTCTAAAGTTAATTCCATCTAGGTATAATTCAAAATTTGATTCATTTAATATAGCAACACCACCTACAACAGATGCTGATGTGTGTTGAGTTGTACAACGATATTGTCTATTACCATATTTGACAACATCATTTAATTTGTAATGTGTATCGGCAGCGTAAGTTCCTTTGAAAAATAATGACTCTGATTGTAGAGACCATTTAGCTAAATCTGTATAAAATCCTGCACTAGTAGATTGAGAAGTATGATTTGTTATAGCAACATATACGTTACCACCGTATTTTACAACGTCATCAATTAAGTATGCTGTTGAAGTACCCCAATTACCTCTCCATTTAAATTTAATTCGTCCTAGTTTAAAATCTGCCATTGTTACCTTTTATATTATTATACTATTTATACGAGTTTACACATTGGATTGCCAAGAAGTTGTATTTACAGTTGACGTGCTTTCAAATGTTGAAAAGTCATCAGTACCTAAAACTCCAGTTAATCCTCTCTCTACATTTTCCCTTTTTACAAAGTAACCATTATCGTCAATAAAATAAGTGGCTTCACCACTTTCAAAAACATATTGATGATAAAAGTCAGTTGAGTTATTTTTATATTGCTTATCAATTCTTCCGATAGCAATTTGTGAACTGCTAAATGGTGCAATTATAAAAGTGACTACACCAGATGAATAAGTCCAAATTTCATCTTTTTTTTGTTGAATACCGTTTAAAAATACTGCAATTCTAGAGCCATCTAAAACAGGTACAGTTAATGTAAACGCTGTAGTTGATCCGTTACCTGTAAAATATTGTATACCACCTGCTTGAAATGTTATTACATCCTCTACATAATTTTCGTTTGATGGTAATTGAGTATTACCATTTTTATCTGTAGGAGTACCACCATCAAAATCAACAGATGTTCCTGTATCTTTATCTACCTTTGTGTAGTATAAACATCCAGCAGTTGTTCTTCTTAAGGCGTGAAAACCCTCTTTGGTTTGTTGTCCTTCTGGTACTATAAATCCTGGTTGTGCCATTAACTAATTTCCAATATACTAGCATAAACTTCAACAACAGGTGAAGAAGAATCTGCATTTTCTTCGGCGATAACTCTTAATTTATCACCGTCTTCTAAATTAATAGGTTTGTCTAAAACTAAAGTATTTTCTACAGGTATTTTTAATGATTTACCTATGTGTCTAAATGTTGATCCACCATCAACAGTAACTTTTACATCTACATGCGCTTCGTTGCTTGAACTGTGATTAGATATATAAACAGCGTGTACAACAGCTGTTACTCCAGATGCTGTGTAAATATCAGCATTTGAATCATCAGTTGTTACAACTGCCGCTCCTGCATTCTTAAATGTACTTGCCACTTATGTTATCCTCCAAACACTATTGAAAACGCCAATGAGTCACCAGCAGTTGCTAGAGTACCACTTGCGTTAGGTAATTTAACTATATTATCCGTTGTTGGTTCTTCTGCTGATAAAGTTGTTTCAAAAGCATTTGCTACATTACCTTCAAATATTATATCTGCACCATCTAAAGTAATATCTCTAGTTGTGCTAGCTCCAATGTTTGTAACTGATTGTAAAGTTACTGAACCAGCACCACCAACTTCTTTAACTACATTTCCTGATGTTTTTGTAAAGAATTTACCATCATTTATGTTAAGTGCTATTTCACCAACTTGTAAATCACTTGTACTTGGAATGGATGCAGCAACTTCTGATCTTTTTGGTTTTATTACTGTTGTCATTTATTACTTTTTCCAAAACATTAATTTTTTAATAAATTTTTTGATTTTTTCAATCATTAATATGTTCCTCCATCAATTGCCGTAATAGCCACATCACCTGAAGTGACTGTAAAGTTTGTAGATGTGAATGAGGCAACACCAATGTTTGCCGTAGTTGCTAATTCACCTGATATTTTTAATCCGTTTCCAAATATTGCTGTATTGATACCTTCACCAGCAGTAAATTCAAATACACCACCTACTTGTACTTGACCTTGAGTAGATGATTCATCTGTAAAATAAATTGGATCAGCCATTTTAGCACCTGTAATAGTGTTATTGGCTATCATAGAATTTTGAACACCTAAAGCTTTAACTCTTAACGCATCAGAGTTTACTTCTATTGAAGCGTCATCTACTTCTACGTCTAATTGGTTACCAGTTTTACTTAATGCTGCTCCAGCAACAACTTGACCTGCACCAGAGAATTGAGCTACATCTAAAGAAGTTGTACCAAAAGTTGGTGCACCCGTATGTGTAAATACATAACCGTTATCACCATTTGATGTTCCTTCTTCAACAAATACAAAAGAACCACCTGTTAATTCACTAGGCTGATCTTCTGGTGTTGCTCTTGTTAAAATCCAATTTGATGAACCTGAACCTATATCAGTTACAACATAGATACCGTTTTGAGCACCTGTTGATTGATCTTTAACTAAAACTCTATTTGTTGCTGCTAATGTTATACCATCAATTGCTAAAGCGGCTTGTGTTCCAGAATTAGTTAATGTTGCACCTATACCAGCAGTACCATTTGAATAAGTCGCTGTTAAGTTTGTTGTTGTAGCAACTCTTGTTGACGGTTTAGTATCTAAACCTTGAGCAACTTGGTCAACGTATGCTTTGTTTGCTAATGAATCAGATACAAAACCTGATCTGTCTTCATAACCTGTAGGTACTGTAACTGTACCAGTTCCGTGAGGTGATAAACCAATATCTTTATTACCTGCTGTTGTAGATATTGTTTGACCATTAGTTGTAATATCATCTACTACTAAAGAAGTTAAACCTTCTATATCTGTAGTAGTTGCACCTAATGTTAATGTAGATGAACCAAAAGTTATAGTTGGATTAGCTAAATTAGCATTTGTAATTCCTGCACTACCAGATAAGTTAGAATTAGTTAATGTGTTTGCTTGTATTTCAATATTGTTGTTAGTAACAACTGTATCCATACCAGCACCACCAGCGAAAGTTAATGTTTCGTTAGTGTTATAAGAATCTGTACCTGTGTCACCAGCTAATTCTATGTTAGAAAATATTGTTTCAAATGTTAATACACCAGAACCATCAGTTTTTAAGAACTGACCTGGAGTACCATCATCTGGTGGAAGTGTTAATGTATAACTTGCAGCTAAAGAAGCTGGCGATTGAATAGTAACTGAATCAGTACCATTGTTTGTACCTTCGTTTATTTTTAAACGACCAGCAGTTGCTGCTTCATTACCAATAACAACTTCATCTAATGCTTTGTTTGCATCAACAATAAGTGCTTTACTTGCTGTTAATGTACCAGGAACAAAACCCTCTAATAAAGCTGTAAAATATTTACCACCAATTGTATCAATTGAAAGTGCATCACCGTTTCCATCTACGCCACCTGTACCTATGAATAATCTATCACCTAAATTGTTATGTGTACCAGTTCCATATGAATATGCTTGTTCCCCAAGTTTAAGTGTACTTGGAGTTCCAACTGCACTGGACCTTTTAATCTGTAGTATCGTTGCCATTAATAGTTGCCTCCGTTAAACGTAAGAGTTCCAGTAGTTGTTTCAATTTCGTTTCTTGTTACAAATTTTTGTGTTGATGATTGATATTGTAACAATGCACCATCATTTAGACCATTAGTTGTTGTATCAACGTCACCTAATAACTTTAGTTGTAACGAACTGTTAGCAACTGCAGATCCTGACGGTATTGTAACCGATACTTGTTGAGGACCCTGTGATGTAGGCGAGTTAATTTTAGCAGTAATGTTAGCCATTAATATCCCTCTTTTTCTTTATATTTATATTAATTAAGTCGTAACATTTGGTCTAACAGTGATAATACCTTCAATAACTCTAGTTACAGCACCTGACGAATCATTAACAATTTCAACGTCATATACATACCTGGCATCGTCTAATGATGAGGTTTGTGTATCTGTAAGTGATAAAGTAACTATTCCTGATGTGGCATCTGAGGCTACTGTTGTTGTCATAGTAACCCTTGTTCTTGTAGAAGCGTAGCCTAAAGCCATTTTAGCTCTAGGTGTGTAACCCGTCAAATTAAATGTGTTTCCGTTTATATCTTTAATCGTAACATCAGAGGTGAAAGTTGCACCTTGATCTATTGATAGGTTAGCTACAGCTGCCATTATTCAATTCCTAGTTCTTTTTTAATTTTTGTGTTGTAATATTCTGTTAGAACATCTATTTTTTCAAGTTCCATATTCAATCTTGTCTTATTGTTTTGAATCTCTTGTCTAGCTATGATATAATTCTTTAGTTTATCACTAAACTTTGATTCATCATATTCTTTTCCATCTATTGTAACCATAATTTGTTCACTCCTTTTCATATATTTATACAAAAACTCTTATATATATTTCAAATAAATATATGTATGTTAGATAATGATGTTAAAGAATACTTTAAAAATGAAGATACTGAACAAAAAGATTT